AAGAGATCTGCTTTACGGTAACCAGAACGCTGTTAACCCGATCGTTAACTTCCCACAGGAAGGGATCGTGATCTATGGTCAGAAGACTTTAGATCGTACTGGAGCATTGACCAACAGAGTCAACGTAAGAATGCTGACCAATACTCTGAAGAGATAATTGAGCGTTCTGTTGCGTGGGTTCATTTTTGAGCCTAATGATGAGGCACTTTGGTCGCAAGTCACTTCAACGCTTGAGCCTTACTTGGCTAATGTTCAGTCGAAGAGAGGTATGACAGCTTGGAAGTTAGTGGTCGATGAGACCAATAACACCAGTGAGCGAATTGACCGTGGAGAGCTCTGGGTGACATTGTTCTACAAGCCAACGCGCTCTGTTGAATACGTTGTGTTGAATTTGGTTCAATTGAGAACCGGTGCAAGCTTCAGTGCTGAAGAAGTGCTCGCGGCTGGCGGTATCGTAACAAATTAATGGGGTGAGCAATGCCTGGATTTAATATTAACAACACTGGTGGCTTTAGCGCTCTTGGCCCTTCGAATACGAATGAGGTCAGACGTAAGCACCGTTGGGTTTTTGAGACAATTGGTCGAGGCAACTCTACTTTTTCTCAATCTGAACTGCTTGTGCTACAGTCTGCATCGAGACCTAGCTTCAAGTTCGAAGAACCTGAAATGCACCACAACCAAGAAGTGGTGCGTTTTGCTGGTAAGCAAGACTGGGATCCTGTGACGATGGTTTGGTATGACAATGAGCAAACTCCCGATATTTCGAGAGGTATCTATCATTGGCTAGAGACCGTTGTCAACATGACCAACTTGAATGTTGCACACCCAACTCAGTACAAGCGAACCGCATCTTTAGCTCTTTTGACTGGTACTAGAGCAGTTAGCGAAAGATGGCGAATGTACGGTACTTGGCCAGCTTCGATCAATTGGCAAGAATTGGATTACACTAGCACTGACTTGCTGACGTGCGAGACCACAATGCGTTACGATAGAGCAGTTAGAGAATGCTTCACTCCGGGCATCAGCACTCTACCTCAACCAAGCTGCGTTTAATCGACTTTATTTAACAACATAAGATGGGACCCTATTGGGTCCCATCTTTGTATAAGGATTTAAAATGCCAGGTTTCAATATCGAAATCCCAGCTGATGTTAAAGCGCAAAGTAGGAACTGCAATAAAGACGGTAAGGAGCAAACGCTGCAAGATATATTCCGCACACTAGAATTGCCTTCCAATAATATAGAGACAGCAAGAGCACACCGTTGGAAGTTAGAAATATCTAGAAATGCTTTTGGTAGGGGATCACCGAATACGATATATAGCACAACAAATACTGTGGATGTAAGTAAGGTAACGACTTATGTCAAAAGCTGTCAGCGGCCTACGTTTGAAGTCGATGTGATAACTATACACCATCAGGGTGAAGAGATATATAGGCCAGGTAAATATCGATGGAACACGATCGACGTTGTATTCTACGAATATATGGAAGGCAAGTCTAGCTATACTAATAGAACAGCGGAATATATATACCAGTGGTGGTTTAATAATTTCGCGTTAGATCATAGGCAGGACAGTGTGAGAGCATTGAATAGTACTACGATGACAATATACGAACTTGACGGCTCTGGCCAGACATCTAGAGAATATAAGCTTTATAATGTCATTCCAATAAAATCTTCTTTGTCGGATTTAGACCATTCGTCGTCAGAGATTAACACTTCGACAATTACTTTCCGTTACAACTACGCAATAGAGTCAGAAGGATCTAATTAATGGGTGGTTTTCGGAGGATAGGCGATCCTAATGAGAATTTTTTAGCAGATCCTGACATAGATATTTATCTGAGTTATACATGGGATATTAAAACGATATTTTCTAAAGAAACTGCAAACGAACAGTATTTAATTTATCTAAAAGACGCTAATACCCCCACATTTACGGCTAATAAAGAGACATATGTCGGTGTCAACTTAGAATATAAATATGCAAAAAGTGTGACTTGGGAAGATATAAAGCTAACTTGGTACGATACAGGAATGCTACCTACGATAAAATCTTGGAGAGAGTCAGTTTGGTCAAGCAGATACGGCTTACAGCCAGCTGCCAGTTATAAGGCCGAGACTGTTTTGAGGTGTTTCCTGCCAGAAGATAAAGATAGACACGCTGAACCACTTGAAGGTTATTTTGGATGGAAACTACACGGAAGCTGGCCTAGTTCAATTAGGAGCGGTGATTTAACGTATACAAGCAGTGATGCTAAAATAGTGGAAGTAACAGTAACATACGATTGGGCCGAAGAATTCGTTGGCAAAAAACCGTTATAATATTAAGCCAAATTACTCCGATTAAGTATATAGCTTAGAATAGGAGTAATGATATGAGTAAGAGAGAAGAAGTCGATTTAGAAGGCATCGTAAAACCACAGGCTGCAACTCCAACTCCTCAGTCTGCATCGCAGTCTGAGCAATTGGTTAGGCACGAACCCGACTTATCGTCTGACACTAAAAACCTCTCTAATGAGCAATTATTAGATTATTATATTAACACTCCCGAAGATAAGTTAAATCCCTGGGAGGAAGCAGTGTTGCCGAGCCGAGGCCTATATTACGGTTGGCCCGATGGTGTAGTACAAGTTAAGGCTATGGGTACAGCAGCTGAGAAGGTCCTAGCCAATCAAAGATTAGCTCAAGATGGCCAATCGATTGATGCGTTGTTTAGAGAATGCGTTAGATTACAAGGCGGGATGGATTCATCGGAATTGCTTGTTGGTGATAGAGTATTCCTATTGTTTTATCTTAGGGGTATAACGCACGGCAATGTTTATGAATTCTTATTTAATTGCCCAGATGAAGCTTGTGGAGAGAAGTCCACTCACGAGTACGACTTAAACAATTTAGCGCAGACTATTATATATGCCGATCCGAATTTAGGAAATGAGCCATTTGATATTGTGCTACCACACATGAGTTCTTTGTTCAAGAGAGAAATAACTGTAGGCTTGCGATTTATGCGTGCCTTTGACTTGAATGAGATGGTAGCAAAGCGAAGAGCTAGAAAGAAGATGTTCGCAAGGCCAGGTACAGTGAGAACAAGAAACGATAGGCAGACGCTACCAGCTAGTCAAGAAGCAGACGATATGATTACAGACAATCTCGTTAAGCAGATTGTCCATATAGCAGGCGTTCAAGATCAGTTTAAGATCGCTGAAATTGTTGAGAAGATGCACTCTAAAGATACTATGGAAATAAGAGATTGGATGAAGGAACATTCCCCAGGTATTGATAACACGGTAATATTGAATTGCCCGAAGTGTAATAAAGAATATAGCATCGAACTGCCTATAACTGAAAGCTTTTTTCGCCCGGCAAAGTCCGGAAGAATGCGAGCGAATATATAACAGCCTAATGGAGGAGGAGTATCTATTAAAGAAGCATGCAAATCTGCAGCTAACAGAAATAGCGAATATGTCTGCAGAGACCAGAAGGTGGTGGCTAAAGCGTATAAAGAAAGATAGAGACGAAGAGAACGAAGCGGCTAAGAACGAGCGCTCGAACATGCCTTCTATGCCACGAATGCCCCGTATACCTAGAAAATAAAATATAATAAAACGGAGGCAAGTATGACATATACAGAATTGGCTAATGCGTATCCAAGAATCTCGGGTAGATTAGGGCAAACGGTAGATCTAAATGTTGACTTCATGCATAATGGAGTCTTATCCGACCCATTTGCCATTAGGCACATCGAGATATATAAGACGCAAGTACTCCCACATAATAAAGTCGCTACTATACCGGTCGTTGATCCGACTGATGCTTTATATCCATCACCGGTATTCCAAGAATATGTTGAAACTGAGGCCGGTCAATGTGGAACTGAACCTCCAAGCCCGACAGAATTTTTAGCCGGGAAGTACCATCTGCCTTTCCTAATACCCCATGATTTTGCGGCTCCTGACGTTTACTTTGACGTATGGTATTACTTCCCAGAAGATCCATGTGGCTTACTAGGTACTGCGGGAACTGATTGTGATTTATCAGATCCGGTATATGATAGCTTACTAATCAGATGCTGCCATCGTTTTTGGGTCTATCCTGACGAATGGATGTGTGACGATAAGCTGCAGACCGTAAAATTCGGATTTGAACCATTGGACCAAAAATTTTACACGCCAGAAGAAAGACCTCTTGAAGTTGGTTTAATGCCATTACCATTATACGATTATAACTTTAATTTAGTTAATCCGATGATACCATTTTTACAGCCAACTATAAGCATCGAAACGCAGCATAATGAACTGCTGGTATCAGATGATCCGTGCCGTATTGGGTTAAGGCAAGGATCATATCGATCTAATCCATGGGTAGTGCAATACGATATGGATACAACAAGATTCTTAAAGGGCACCTACAGGTATTTTATAAAATTGAAACTACCAAACGGATCGACTAGAGTTAGTCGGAAATTTATTTTCACTGTGTCCTAAGATGCCATACAATATTGGCGATGCCCGTAATAAGACTTTTGGCGAGAATAGGATACCGCCAGAAAAGATTATTGCATGGATAGAAGATAATTTCGAATATAAGACACGTAAGAATAAGCAGGAATATTTAATAAATAATCCTTTAACATATGATACAGGATTCCATTTTAATATAAATCCTTATAAAGGTAAGTGCCATGACTGGCGCGGCGATGAGTGGGCCGGTTCAATAAATCCTGCTACCAATAGCCGAAACTGCTCTTTTATAAAATTCGTAAGATTATACAGAAAATGCAGCTATGCTGAAGCTATAAAAGAAATCGTAGGCACTAAAGTAGACATTAGACACTATCTAATGCCTAAACATAGGGTCACTGATGAAGCATACCAAAATAAGTTTAGTGTAAAACTGCCGGAAGGCGTTGTTCCGATAATCGAATCAGATGATACAACTATTCGTATACTATTAAAATGGCTGAACAGTAGAGGATATACAAACGAGCAGGTTGTTAAACACAATTTGCAATATCTAGGTATGAATGTATATTGGCCGTATTTTGAATTCGATTCACTAGTATACTGGCAATCTCGATCCCGGCTTAATAAAAGATTCGAATTCCCATCTTTAGAAGTTTATGATGATAATAACAAGCTGATAGGACAGACAGATGGAAGCAAAGGCGATTTTTTATACGGTTTTGACGATGTAGAGCAAGCTAGCTATTTAATATTAACAGAAGCAATATTCGATCAACACACATTAGGCGAGCAAGCATTAGCATCGGGAGGCGCAGTTATAACATCAAAACAGCTAAATAAGATTAAAGTTTTGGGGCCTAAGAAAGGCGTTATATTATCACCTGACAGAGACATAGCAGGATTAGAAAGCATATTGTCTAACTATAATATGCTATCGCAAGCTGGGTTTAATGTTTATTATAGTATACCTCCAGATATTAAATATCTAGACTCTGACAAAAATCAGCAGAACGTAAAGGATTGGAATGAGCTAGGTATGCATGCTTGCGGGTTTAGCAAAGTTAGAAATATACATGATAAGAATATAAAGAGACTAAATACTGCGGAGCAGGTAAAGCTCAATGAAATGATAGCTAGGATGAAGCGAGATAAAAAGAAAGTATTATAGGTTGTGTTTGTTTACTGATGCTACATTATCTAATTTAATCTCTCTGTATCCATTTTTGTATGAATTAGGACAGTGCTGTTTGAACCAATATACGGCATTGGTGAGTGACATATCGTTGAGTTTAGCGAGATTTTTTCGAACAATAGCGAATTCGTCACCAGTTATCTTATCAGACTGAATGCCTATTAATTTTCTATCTTTTTGGCCCAAATATAGCAATAGTAAGTACTTTGGGGTTTTACCTTTGGCATTGTAGTATAGTTGTAGTAATTGCATGGCTAATGAATTTTTGAATAGAGGTCGAGCGAGCACAGTATTAGGCGGAAGAACCTCATCGCAAGTCGGTGATGCAGACTCAGGCGGAAAAACTGATAGTCCTACTAGTAGCGGTATAGCAGGTGTTGATATTGATATAATAATGCCTAATGGAGAGACTGAATCCGTAGGCACGTTTTTTAAAAGCCTAGATTTTAAGGGGATGCTAAATGGCGGTTATATAATGAAAGCCGTAATATTCGATGCTAATTTTAACACTCATAATAGACTGATAGAAAAAGGATACTTTAAGAAGACGAGAATAAGTCCAGTTAAGGTCGATTTTATCTTAAGGCACGGCTCGAAATCATCAGTAGACCAGGATGCTGATTTTAACCGTAAGACACGTAAGCAGTCAGCCATTTTAACTTCCGTGGAGATATTAACAAAAGAGGCAACTGGAGGTAATATAGAGATCACCGCAATTGATCCACCATCATATTATTTAAGTGCTGGTACCGCGAC